GATATACTCAAACAATTGCATTATTAAATAATAAAGACGATTATCAATTTAATGTAATATCTGCTCCTGGATTAAATGGAGTTGATCATGGTACTCAAGTTAATTCTTTAGTAGCATTAGCTCAAAGTAGAACAGATTGTCTTGCAGTAATTGATTTAATAGGATATAACTCATCAGTTAACCAAGTAACAACACAAGCTTCTTCATATGATACGTCATATGCCGCTGCTTATTGGCCATGGTTACAAACGATCGACGCGGTTACTGGACAAACAGTTTGGGCGCCAGCTTCAACGTATATCCCCGCAGTATATGCATTTACAGACGCATCAGCTGACCCATGGTTCGCACCAGCAGGTTTAGTTAGAGGTGCTTTAGGAAGTGTAGTAAGAGCAGAAAGAAAATTAACATCAGGAAACAGAGATACTTTATATGAAGCAAATGTTAACCCAATAGCTACATTCCCAGGAAGTGGAGTTGTAGTATTTGGACAGAAAACATTACAGAAAAGAGCAAGTGCTTTAGATAGAGTAAATGTGCGTAGATTATTAATAGCACTAAAATCTTATATTGTACAAGTATCAGATGGTTTAGTATTTGAACAAAATACAAACTCAACAAGAAATAACTTCTTGGCACAAGTTAACCCATACTTAGAATCAGTACAACAAAGACAAGGATTATACGCGTTTAAAGTAGTAATGGATGCTTCCAATAATACACCAGACGTAATCGATAGAAATGAGCTAGTAGGCCAAATTTACTTACAACCAACTAAAACAGCGGAATTTGTAATTCTAGATTTCAACGTTTTACCAACTGGAGCAACATTTCCTGAATAAAAACAAAAGAATAGAATATTTATAATAAAATAAACAACAATGGCAGTATTAGACCCGAACGAAATATTTTATACAGCATTTGAACCAAAGCAACAAAATAGGTTTATCCTATATGTTGACGGGATTCCTTCATACCAAATTAAAGGTATGGGAGCTGTTTCATTAACTCAAGGTACAGTTCAATTAAACCACATTAACGTTGCAAGATACGTTAAAGGTAAAACACTTTGGAATACAATTCAAATGACGTTATTTGATCCAATTACACCATCAGGTGCGCAAGCATGTATGGAATGGGTTAGATTACATCATGAATCAGTAACAGGTAGAGACGGATATAGTGATTTCTATAAGAAAGATTTAACTATGAACGTATTAGGACCTGTAGGTGATATTGTATCTGAATGGATTATCAAAGGTGCTATGATTACAGAAGCTAACTTCGGTGATTATAGTTGGGACAATGAAAGTGCTGCTGTAGAATTACAATTAACAGTACAACCAGATTACTGTATACTAAACTTCTAAAAAAGAAATTACCCCTCCTTTTTTTAAAAATTGCTTGGCTTACGCCAAGCTTTTTTTTATATTGTATATGTATACATGACAACAATGTTATAATTAAAACAAGTTTATATGAGTGAATTTAAATTCCCAACCGAAGAGGTAGAACTACCATCAAAAGGTCTTATCTACGCAAAAGACAATCCACTATCTAGTGGTAAAATAGAAATAAAATATATGACTGCTAAGGAAGAAGATATTCTTTCTAACTCATCATTTATCCAAAAAGGTATAGTATTAGAAAAATTATTAAAATCTGTTATTATTAATAAAGATATTAACATTGATGATTTAATAGTTGGTGACAAGAATGCTGTCCTAATTGCTACACGTATTTTAGGATATGGTAAAGATTATGAGATTACAGTTAAGGGTCAAAGTTATACTCTTGATATGTCAACTTTAGATAATAAAGAGATTAATGAAGATGATTTTGAAGCAGGTAAAAATGAATTTAGTTTTACTACCCCAGCAACAGGTACTGTTTTAACTTACCAACTAGCTACAGGTAAATTAGAAAAACAGGTAGAAAGGGAAATAGCAGGACTTAAAAAAATAAACAAAGAAAATACAGCAGAATTAACAACAAGACTAAAACACCTCATTACATCTGTTGATGGAAATGAAGAGAAGAAAGATATAAGAGAATTCGTAGATACTAGGTTTTTAGCTAGAGACTCAAGAGCTTTTAGAGATCATATCTCATCAACCCAACCAGATGTAAACTTATCCTATATTTTGGATAATGGAGAGGAGGTAGTTGTGCCCATTGGGCTTAACTTTTTTTGGCCTGACTATAAATAGCGCCCCTCATAATAGAATTAATTTATTTAAAATGATTCATCAAATTGTCTTTTATGGCAAAGGTGGATATGACTTCCAATCGGTTTATAGTTTACCTATTTGGTTAAGGAAATACGTTTATAAAGAAATTGAGGACCATTATAAAGAAGAAAAAAAGGCCCATGAAAATGCTAAAAAAGGAAACAAAAGTGGTAATAAAACACTTGTTTCAGCTGATGGTAAAGTAAATACGCCTGCCTTTGCTCAAGAATCTAAAGCATACAAAGGTAAAACAAGTTATAAGTAATAATATTTATAATAAAATATATCAATGGCTTTTAATTTAGATAAAGGGAAGGATAATGCTAAATCTATCAGAGATATCTTAACTGATATTAATAGGTTGACTGAAGAAAATTTAAAACTCGAAAAAGCTAAATTAGCCACAGAACAACGTATTAATGCTGAACAACAAGACATTTCAAATGTTTTAAAAGATCAAACTAAACAGTTAAAATTTCAAAAAGCTGAAAAATCAGCTATTTTAAGAACTACAAACTCTATAAGTAAGATTTCTGAAAATATATCAACATTTCAGAAACAAGAGTTAATTGATAGCAAATTAATATCTAAATTAGGGAAAGATAGGTTAAAAATAGATAAGGACATTAGTCTTTTAAGACAAACCCAAAAGAAACTTACAAATGATACTAAAGGCCTAACATCAGATCAAGTAAAATCTAATTTTGCTCTAGCAGAGAGCATGGATGAACAAATTAAAAATGCTATTATATTAAAAGCTGAAATATCAGCAATAGAAAAATCATCTTCTAATATTTTTGGTACTGATGGAGTAAAGGGAGCTAAATTTATGAGTGATGCTCTATCTAAAGTACCAGCACTATCAGCATTTTCAGGAGTATTTGATGATGCAGGAAATGCGGCAGCTTCAGCAGTTGGTGAAATGGAATCTACTAATTTCGGTTTAGATAAATTTGAAGCATTAAGAAAAGAAGGAGTAGGAATTAAAGATGCAATGGAACAAGCAGGTGTTAATTCTTCTCAAATTAAAGCAGGAAAATTTTCTAAAGATCAAATGAATATGAAGTCTATAATGACTTCAGGTAAAAGTTTAGTAAAATCACTAAAATCAACTTTAGCTCCTGCAGCTATGCTTGCAGCCTTTCTTAATGCATTTATATCATCTGATAAAGCAGCAGGTGATATGGCTAAATCCATGAATATATCTTATAAAGAAGCTTTAAACTTTAGAAAAGAACTTAGAGGAGCAGCAGATGCCTCAGACAATAATTTTGTAACTACAAAGGGAATGCAAGAGTCCCTAGTAGCTATGAATGAATCCTTAGGTACAGGAGGAATGCTTAGCAAAGATATGCTAGTTCAAATGACTGAAATGAGAGAACAGTCAGGTTTTACAAATGATGAACTCGCATCTATTGGGGGTATTTCATTAGCCACAGGTAAATCAATGAATGATATTACAGGTGAATTCATGGCGCAGGCTAAATTATCAGCAATGCAAAATGGTGTTTTATTAAATGAAAAATCACTATTAAAAGATATAGGCAAAGTATCAGCTGCTACAACATTATCATTCGGAAAAAATCCTAAATTAATAGGTGAGGCTGTAGCAACTGCAAAAGCTTTAGGTATGGAAATGTCTAAAGTTGAAGGTATAGCAGATAGTCTACTTGATTTTGAATCATCTATTGAAAATGAATTACAAGCTGAATTATTATTAGGTAAAAATATTAACTTAGAAAAAGCTAGACAAGCAGCATTAAATAATGACTTAGCTACAGTAGCCAAAGAAATATCTGATCAAATAGGTTCATCTGCCGATTTTACTGAGATGAATAGAATACAACAGGAAGCATTAGCTAAATCTGTTGGGATGAGTAGAGAAGATTTAGCACAAACATTATTTGTTCAAGAACAATTAGCAGGTGCTACTGGTGAACAAGCAGCAGAAGAAGAAAAAATAATAAATGCAAGAATTAAACAGGTAGGGTTAGAACAAACTCAAAAAGAATTAGCTGAAGATGGAGTAGCGGGATTAAGAGAACAAAATAGCCAAGCAGATAGATTAAGTGCTGCGATAACAAAAATTCAAGAATTATTTGTAGCAGTAGCAGAACCTGTTTTAGCTCTAACAGAGTCACTTATGCCTATATTAGATATATTAGGGTCAGTTGTTGGTTTTATAGGATCAATGATTTCAGGTATTACAACATTTGCTTCAATGATAGGGGAAGCAATTGGTTTTGTAGGAAGTTTAGCAGAAGGATTAGGGCCCTTAAACTATTTATTAAAAGGGATAGCAGGAATAGCGATTATATTAGCAGCATATGGTGCCTATGCAGCATTAGCTTGGATACCAGTTGTAGGTCCTCTTTTAGGACTTGCAGCTGCGGCAGCAGTAACAACAGCAGGTTTTTCAGCTTTATCAGGTGCTGAAAAAGCCGGTGATATGTTCTCAACAGGGAAAGGTAAAACTATGGTTTCACCTGCTGAGGGTGGATTATTCGAACTATCAGATAATGATGAATTTGCTGCTGCTCCTGGATTAGGAAAAATGTTAGGAGGAGGAGGAAATACTAATACAGTAGTAGAAAATAAAACTGATATGAATGAAACTAATAAACTATTATCACAATTAGTTAAGAAAACACCTGAAATGGCTCCTTTAGGTTTATACGAAGTACAATAATATAATATTTATAATAAAACAACAATTATGGGATTACTAGACAAATTAATATCAGGACAAGCAAGCGCAACAAGCTTAAATGGAACAACTCCAAATACACCGGATTTTGCAATATCTACACTACATGACCAATATTCAACTATTGGAAATCCTAATGCAGCTAGTGTTATACCGGCAAATGGGATATTACCAACACCTTCTGATTTAGAAAGAAATGTTCAAGAAGGAGAAAAGTATATGAACAACTTACCTGGATAATATATGGGTTTAGTTGATTTAAGAACTAACCTTAAATCTTTAAGGTATGGTAAGGATACAGTTGGAGGCGGAAATAGCAGCCAACCATTCGTAACAAGAGCAATTCCAGATGATCTATCAGATGTTGGTAGAACAGGAGGACCTGATTTTCTTTTACGAGGTGGAAGTTTACTGCCAAGAATAGTTCTTAATGATGCATCAAGAGTATCACAATTATTTTATCCTGGTAAAGGAGATAGAATAAATAATACAAATACAGATAATCCATTAGGTATTGATGCTTCTAATAACGGACGAAGACCTATTAACTTAATAGGGACATTATTTACAGCTAAACAAAATATTTTATCTTTAACAAATGTTAATTCAAGTGCAGGCTATGAACCATTTGTCCAGGCTGAAAGAGATAAAGATGGTAACTTTTTTCAAAGAGCAGGTTCTGCGATTTCAACTTTTATTCAAAATAATGTTGCTTTAAATCAAGGGATATATACCCCATTATCTACAATAGGACAAACCGTTGGTGGTGCTTTAGGAGCACATTTAAATAAACAAGGATTAAATCCTTTACAAAATACAACTATAGGATCTGAAGATGGTAACACACCTTTAGGTTTACCAACATATTTAAATACAATAGCAACAATTTCAAATGATGAAGATGCATT